GTGTTTTCTTGATGCTAGAAGTAACGGTAGTTCCTAGCAATGCTACTCCCACTATACCTTCCAGCCTACTAACTGCACAAGCGGATGGCGTGTCCTCTACTAACACTGCAATGTCTCCAGAGCCTACGTGTATACCGTCAGGCAGTTCACCATAGGATAGCCACTTGGGGCCAAACTTTCTAAGCGATCTTCCTACAGCACCGTTCTGCCCATAGAATAATACTCTGTCCTCTGCCGGAGCATACCGCACGTTGATATATTTATTCTGGTAAGCTTCTACACTGTTGACGCTCTTTAAGTATTCCATTGCTGGTGCATGGTTCTCAACAGACGTTGTTATAGAAGGAATAGGCTTAATAGGCTTATTCTTAGTAGGGGCTGTATTATTGAGATAATCTCTAACAGCCTTCTGATTACGTCTGCCAGAGTATGCACCTTTAGCATCACACGATGCTCTGTAACAGTACCATAGTAGTTTACCACCAGACTTTGATACAGCCAACTTCTTTGGGCCGTAGCAGAAGGGACATGTTACTACTACTGTCTCACCTTCTTGTACTGGTATAGTCTGTACTGTCTTTAGTTGTTGCTTATAGGTCATGGTTATAGTCCTAGTTTTGATAATGCACCCTATCGGGCGCATCCGAAGGATACAGCATTAAATGTTGCAGTCAACACCTAATACATAGTTATTACAACCAATTACTGATAACAGTCATTCTACTACAGTCTCTGTAAGTGCTTGTATTAGTTATATACCTGTTAATCAATTGGTCGTAGGTTCGATCCCTACCGCCGGAGCCAAACATAATAAAATCAATAACTTAGGTGGTTTTTAGGTGGCACATTGTCATTGCACTTTTGGTTATTGCACAGTGACAATGTGACAATAGTTTTACTAGAAGTGAATCACTCTAGCACGATGTAGACTTTAGAGCTTGAGTTGCGCCTAAAGTATTTGGCTTCTCGCTCTGCGATATGCCTGTTGATGGTCTTATGCGCCAACAGCTTGTCGGTGACAGCGCAATAGTAGCAGAGCTTAACCATCTGCTTCCAGCCCTTTCTTAATCAGTTCAATGAACCCCAGAGAAAATATTTGTCCAAAAACTTCAGGGCTACACTCAATTTTGACAGTAGCAGAGCCGTTTTCATGCTCTTCTATCTCTACTATCTTGATGGGTTGTATTACATCTTTCATACCGCTTTCTCCTTGGCTCTCTGCCTCTCATCATCAGACATAGGCCGTATGCGTGGATAGTTAGTACCCATCAATGCAGACCAGCTTACCGGAAACAGCGTATGCATGTGTTCACTGATCTTGTCTGCTATCACACGGCTTTCATATTGCGTGTCAGGCTTACACCGAAGCTTGCACATTTTAGCTATTGCTTTAACTGTACCGCTCCATATCCATGAACTCATCATCGACTGAGGTAATACCATCCTAGCTTGTTCAGGACAGACGCCGTTATCTATCATCAGGGTATACAGTCGAGACACTTCGCCATACACGTAGTCTGTGTACTCTGATATTGGTTCTTCCCAATTATCCCAAAGCGGATGCTCTTCTGTACTTAGCTCATGATCAAGCTCCATCCAGTGCAATGTCTCTACTGTATTACTAGAAGAGCCTTGCTTCTTATCCTCACTACGCTCACGCCAAGTATCTGGCCTGTAGAACTCAGGCTCACTATTTATATATCTACGGGATATTTCGTTCCAAGGCATATACTCATGTTTCTTAAGCTGCCCCATCACAAAGAGTGGTGCGCTACACCTGAAGGTAACAAAGGTATGGTTGAATGGACTATAGTGTTCATGATCAGCCAAATACTTGATCAGCTTCTTATCAACATCATTCACAACAGGGATCATAGGACCATCACCAATACCGCTATAGCCTAAAGCCTCAGACTTTTTGTCAAAGGATACCCTAGCCGCATTGACTACTGAAATATCATCACCACTGTGTTCAACATAATCTACAGTTAATTGTTCAATACCCATTACAGTATCCTCTCATAAGTTTTCTTAGTCCTAACAGATTGCCACCTAGCGCCTACCAGCATTGAGGTGAGGCGGGGATAGGGCAGAGTGTTCCCCATACCAGCCAACCGCTCAACAGTATCTGTTTCTTCATCGTACACCAAAAACACCTTGTATTTAGTTTCATGTCCGGCATGAGTGTACTTATCTTTAAAGCATTCCATTTAGAGTAACCCTCGTTTACGCATTGCGTTCTCTGCTTCAATATTCCCATGCTTGGCGTATACTACCAGCATCTGGGGGTTGCGATGTCCGGTCAAAGACATCAGTTCTCTGTCCGTACAACCAGCACGACTTGCATGGGTAGTACCTGTACGGCGCAGATCGTTCAGCCAAATGTTAGTAAGTTTACCAGTAGCATTATCAAATGACGTAGGTAGCTTATAACCTTTGGCTAATCTTCTAAAAGACTTCACTGCCCGATCACTGGTGTATGGCTTGCCTGTACTTTCCTCACGCAATACATAGTTGTCCCTGTTACTACGGGTATGTAGCTCCAGACGTTTACGAACAGATGGGGTCAGAGAGATAGACATCTTAGCCCCTGTCTTTTGTTGGGTGAAATTACAGTGACCAGCCTCTAGATCGAAGTTGTCCCATGTCAGTAGACGTACATCAATTACACGCTGGCAGAACTCATACAACAGAGTGATCATAGTACCCATACTCTGTCGCCCCTGTTCATCACAGAAGTCGATCATGCCCTGTATATGCTCTTCGGGCCACAAAACCTCTCTGTCAGGCAGCTTTGGTAATTTAAGTAGAGAGAATGGGTTAGACTTAACGCTATCAGAGCGCAGTGCTTCCATCCATACCAGCTTTAATACCTTCACAGTGTGATTAGCTTTATGTGTAGAGACATCATTCTGTATGTGTTGCCACAGATTTTGTACGTACTTGTAGTTTATGTTTGACACAAGCATTCTATCAAAGGACACATTACCTACGTGTATAGACGAAACATATCTAAGGTGACTGAGGTATGAACGCCTAGTCTCAGCCTTCTTTATGTTCTTGTAGGCATTGGATTGTTTATATGCCTGAATAAGAGCTTCAACAGAACGCTCGTCCACATGAATATCATCATGGTTGCCGGACTTCCAAGCCTCAAACTTACGTTTGATTTCATAGCCACGGGCATTGGCGTCCTGTTTGTTCTCATAGGTTTCAAAGGTTAGCTCTGGGAATGCTCCCAGAACTTGCTTAGTAGGTCTAACACCGTAGACCATACGATTGCCCCGCATTCGGGGTCTTACATAGGGAGCTTTAGCCATTGGACTTCTCTTTTCTATAGTCTTGCCAAATCAGACTGTAGGAGATGCCATGATACTGGCAGTATCCGATAGCAGCATACATAGTCTTTGCATCCGTACTATCGTCTATCTCTGCATAAATACCGTCTTCACGCATTTCTAACGTGAACCAGTAGTTCTCATCATCATGCCAGTGTAGCTGAGTAGCTTCATTAGTGGTGCTACAGTGCATTTGACCAATAACCTCAGTCAAACCACCAATAGACCATATGAATTTGCTGAATACTTCTTCTTTAGCCATACCTATTCTCCTATGCATTCACATATTGGCGATTGTAGTTGATGGTGTAAGAGATACCAATCTCATGGCAGTCACAATCATGGACGTAGACAGCCTCAAGGGAGTTAGCCACGGCCTGAACCTTCTCCACAACCATTTCTTCAGTAAAATTTTCATCGTATCCGAAGTTCATTGGAATGGCAGTCAGCACCTCTTTCCAGTGCTTATACTTGTGGCAGTCTTTATCCTTGGGATTAGTCTTCTCCCAGCGGTTTTCATAAACGAAGACCACGGCATCGTTGTGATCCCAGACTTTTACTTTGTGCGTCTTTGTAACAATCATGCCGCTTCTCCTTTGCGTACATTGATACGAATAACAAAGTAGTTGGAGTCGGGGTGCAGAGCGACTTCGCTCTTGAGAACAACTGTGTCGCCAGCCTTAGCCCATTTAGATAGGTGTTTGATGGACAGA